CGGGTATCTGGATTCCGGTTCGCCCTGGATTCAGCAAGCCGACTCCAGTTCCAATCCAGCCACTACCAAGCTACGTGCTTCAGGAAGTGCAGCAGCTACAGGCAGACTTTGAGGACATCTCAGGTCAGCACCAAGTTTCTCGCGGCGAGGCTGGCGGGCTAACTGCAGCTACTGCGATTGCCTACTTGGGTGAGCGCGATGACGCATACTTGACTACAATTTTCCACAGCATCGAAGCAGGTGTAGAGAAGATTGCAAGGCAGTCACTTGCTCTGTTCGTACAGTACGTCGAAGAACAGCGCTTGATAAAGATCACTGGCTCCGACGGATCATTCGACGCAATGATGCTTTCCGGTGCAGATATCGCATCGGGTACCGACATTCGCATTGAGTCTGGCTCCGCATTGCCAACCAGCAAGTCTGCCCGCCAAGCGCTTGTCACCGAATGGATGAAGATGGGCTTTATCCCACCAGAGGACGGCCTACGCATCCTCGAAATGGGAATGCTCAAGCAGTACTACAACATCATCAAGATCGACGAAAACTCTGCCCAGCGAGAGAACCTACTCATGAAGCGCATCACCGAAGAGATGCTTCAGGAGATGGAGGCAAACTGGAACGAAGGCGCTGCCAATGGCGACCAAGACAAGGTCAACCCAGAAACCGGCGAGCCTCTGCAGGTTCCTCCAATGATTCCAATCAATGCTTGGGACAACCACGCAGTTCACGTCGAGGTTCACAACAGGTTCCGCAAGAGTCAGGCCTTCCAGCAGCTGCCTGATGTTGTTAGGGCCGAGTTCCAGAAGCACATCTCGATGCACGAACAAGTTTTGCAACAGCAGCAAATGCAGCAAATGCAGATGCAGGCTATGCAAGAAGGATCTCAGTCAGGTGCCAAAGAGGCTCCTCTCCAGTCTGGGATGACAAAAGAGCAATTAGGATAAAGGAGACGTAATGTCCGAAGAGACGACAAACGAACTGCCGGTTGAGGAGTCAGTAACCGAGGCCCCAACCAGCGAGGCCCCAGAGGCACCTGAAACACCAGTAGATTCTGGGCCACCTCGCCCAGAGATGCCAGCAGAGACCGAATCAAAGATTCACCCTGCTTACGAGAAGCTGTTGGCCGAGCTGCCAGAAGCGTGGCACGAAAAAGTAATCCCGCACCTTCAGGAGCAGGACAAGAACTTTCAGTCGCAGCTTGAGAAGTACAGCCCGCTCAAGGAGTTCATGGAGTATGACCCCAACGTTCTCCGTGACAGCCTGAAGCTAGCCGACGTTGCTGTAAACGACCCAGTTTCTCTGTACCGTAATCTTGCTAACCACCTACGTAGCCAGGGCATGCTAGAAGAGGCAGCAGAGGCTGACGAGGTTGCCGATGAGGCAGAAGCCACAGGCGAGTTGCCAGATGACTACGAAATTGACCCTGCAATCAAAAAAGAGTTTGAGCGTCGTGACGCTGAGCTCCAGAAGACCCAGGACGCTCTTAGTGAAATTGAGTACCAAAAGCAGGTTGAAATAGAGACCAAGCAGCTTGAATCTGACATCGCTGAAATGACTAGCAAGTACGACATTCCAGATCAGACAATGGATCGCATTCTAAAGCTTATGGAAGTCCAAATGGAGCGAGGCGAAGACGCAACCGTCTACACCGCTGCACGTGAGCTAGCCGACATTACCGGAATCAAGTACAGCTTAAAGACAGACCTGCCTAGAGCCAATGCTCCTACAGTTGTGGGCAGCACCGGCGGAGCGGGAATGCCTTCTGAGCCCTTGACGATCCCCACGGATCCAAAGGAGAAAAAGGCGATGCTTGCGCAGATGTTTGAAAACCAAATGAAGAACCAGTAACATTTGTAGTAGAAACTACTAACAAAATCGAGGCCCTGATCTACAATTGGGGCCTCGATTTTTGCTCATGGTAAAATTTCTACGTTGAGGTACAGCCATTCTGGTCAGGGCCGACGACGATTCAAACAATCCACTTAAATCTAGGAGTCATACACTTATGGCAGGACAGTCAATTCTGACCTTTGCATCCGAAGCGATTAAGCTGGTTTACGGTGACCTTCACGAGCAGCTAAGGGACAAGAACCCAGCACTGCAGATGATTGAGTCCTCGTCAGCCAACATCACTCGCAACGGTAAAGAGGTCATCTTCGACACTCACATCGGACGTAACCAGGGTATTGGTGCACGTGGCGTTCGTGAGAAGCTACCTACTGCTGGCGCTCAGAAGTACAAGCAGGCCCACCTATACCTCACCAACCTTTACGGTTCAATCGAGGTAGATGGCCAGCTATTCGAGCAGGCTGCAGAAGACTACCAGGCTTTCATCAACGTAGTTGACATGGAAATCACTGGTCTAAAGCGCGACCTAGCTGTCGACCTAAACCGTCAGGTTTACGGCGACGGATCAGGTACCATTGCTACCGTAGTTTCTGTTTCAGGACAGAACATCACCGTTGACTCAACTCACTGGGTACAGGAAGGCATGATCCTTGTCGGTATCGACACTGGAACAGGCGCTGTAGCTGACTCAGGCAATGAGCTTGAGGTAACCGCTATCAACGAAACCACTAAGGTCATCACCGTTACCGGAACCATTTCGGCTCTGGCAGCTGCTGACGTTTTGGTTCGTGGATCAAACACCACCAACAGCTACGGCAAGGAGTGGACTGGTCTAGCGGCTATCGTCGACGACACTTCCGAGCTACACGAGATCAACCCAGCTGACTACCCAGTGTGGAAGGCAACCAAGACTGACATCTCGTCCGGCGGTACCCCAGGTACCCTAACCGAGCTCGCCCTAATCAACCTCGTACAGAGCGTTGACAAGAAGGGTGGCGACGTTGACGTCATGCTAGCAAGCCCAGGTGTGTTCAACGCATACTGGAACCTACTGCAGGGTCTACGCCAGTTCACCAACGGTGCAACCCTGACCGGTGGACAGCGTGCATTCAGCTTCGACGCATTGGGCAAGCCAATCAAGTTCGTATCTGACTACGCTGCACCAGAGGGCACCCTCTACGCTCTATCGAGCAAGGAGATCGTCCTCAACCGCAAGCGCGACTGGTCATGGATGGATCGCGATGGCTCAATGTGGTCACGCGTTGCAGACACCGACGCATACGAGGCCCGTTACTTCCAGTACAGCCAGCTCGGTACTTACCGACGCAACGCTCACGCTGTGATGACAGGTATCGCCGAACTCTAGGCGAAAATAATGCCCGCTGGGCTAGGGCCGTCTCACCTAGCTCAGCGGGTTTTTCGTTACAATAGAGATAGATGAAGGAGACAAATGGGCTACATAGAATTTGACAAAATAGACGGACTGTACACTGAACAGCAAAGACGCGTTGCTGCGGTAATCAAAGACATTTTTCCAACTGTCAGGCTAATTAAGCTAGACAGCCTAAACCCTGCATTCTCGCCAGAAGAGCCATTTGCACTTATCGACGAGCCTCACTTGTTGCCGTCATACATCATTAGAACCCTGCGTGAATCTGAAATTGACCACAGGCTTGTGGCTTGGTTGGTGGATAACAACATGCAAGACTCTGACTCAAAAGTAAATAAACTTGACCTTTTAGAAATGGCGCACAAGGCCGTAGAGGCCAAACGTGAGGTAGAATGGATGGAGGAGCGGCGTGACGTCATGACATCCATCATGAAGTCAAAGAAATCTACATATACACACGATGGACACGTTCTTAGGAAATAATGCCAGCAGAAATTTTCAGCTATACCGCCCTAGATGTAATCACTAGGGTAAAGACCCAGTTTGGTGACAACTCAGGTGCTCAGCTGACTGATGCAACTATCTTGCGCTGGATCAACGATGGTCAGCAAGAAATCGTCAACAACAACCCAATTCTCAAGGCCGTAAAGCTATCCAACATCGTAGCTGGGCAGGCAGAGTACACTTTCCCGGGTGACAAGGTGCAGTACATAGAAGCTGTCTACGTAGACAACCGCCCAGTCAAGAACTTATCCCCCCAGAGCTTCCGCGACTTTATTCTTTCAGACGACCCAAACACAGATGCAAACTCCAAGTATCCCGACGTCTGGTACGAGCGAGCAGGTGTGATCACCTTCTACCCAACACCTAACACCTCATTTACCAACGGACTAAAGCTAGAGTACGTCAAGATGCCTACAGCAGTTACTGCTGCCGACTCTCCTCTCGGAGTGCCTGATAGGTACCTAAACAACTTGGTCAATTACTGCATGATGAATGCGCTAGAGTACGACGAAAACTACGGGGCAGCACAATACAAGCTTGTTCAGTTTAGAGACGGACTGGATCGCCTGAGCTATAAAGAAAACATATCTCAGACCGACATGTACCCTGGCGTCTCTCCGGATATAAACGATTATGTCTGATGTCGTACGCCAAAGGTCAGCGCCACTAAACGACTTTTCCGGAGGTCTAAACAACTTCTGGGATCAGTCGGTTATTGCCGATAACGAAGTTCCGTTTCTTGAGAACCTAGAGTTCACCCCCCGTGGTGCCCTAACATCAAGACCGCCAATTTGGCCAGACGCGACGGCTACGCTGCCTGAGTCTAATGTCCACTTTGACTTGCTTGGATACTACGTTTCAGAAGCTGGCGCTCGGTACGGCGTTTACACGTCGCCGACAAAGACTTACATTTTTGACCTAGTAAACACTTGGACTGAGATCTGGGATCACAACGCTACTGATTTTGTACAGTACCAAGAACACGTCATCATGTGTCGCAACGATGGTGCCGGTGCAATCTGGAGGTCTGGCGGTGCTCAGATTTGGGATCCAGGGACTTCTAGCTTCGTAACTGGCAACCCAACTGAGACCATTGCAACAATGCCTGCGGCAGATGGCCTTGAACTCCACCAAGAAAGATTGTTTGCATTTGGCCCTCGGGGTACTGCAACTCAGTCAATTATGTACTGGTCAAACATCACAGGTGAGGTTGACGGCAGCCCTGAGCAGGATTGGCGTTACTGGGATGTCGCAACATCGTTTTCTTCGGTAAACAGCGGTGACGGTCAATGGATTACTGGCCTAGTTGCTGGCTACAACGACCTAACAGTTTTCCGCAACGACTCGACCTATCGCTACACCTTTAGCAACCTGCCAGAAGAGGGCATCATGGCTAAGGTGCAAGAAGGCATCGGTGCAGAAAATCAAAAGTGCATTGTTCGCTACGAAAACGCAATTATTGTTCTTTCGGCAGATCAAACTTACAGTTACTACAACGGCGTATTCCAGAGCTTGAATGACCAAAAGGTACGCTTTGAAGGAAGTGAAGCAGCCTCTGGCCTAGATGTACCCTACGCACTTTCAGTACTCGGCGCTCGCTTAATTGTCTTCTACTCGGGCAACATCTACGTACTGCAGCTAAAGACAGGCACCTGGTCAGAATGGAACACCACAACTGGCTTTGTGTACACAAGAGTTGTCCCCAGCCCGCCTGATGTTATTGACCAAGCGCTAGAAGGCTGGACTATTTCTAACAATGCCTCTAGCGGCAATAGCGCCGTTTACCGCACTTGCGACCATTACCACGAGGGCGACGGCGCTGAGCCGATGCAGTGCGCTTTGCGAACAAAAATCTATGACTTCAGCACCCCCAACGAGTTTAAGAGGCTTTACTGGTGGGCAGCTTCGATTATGGCGGTCGGTGAAGTTACTGCAAAGGTCTTCCCAGTGTCTCTCGAAACGACAACTCAGTCTACTTGGGACTGGCTTGAAGAGTTTACGTGGCCAGAGCTTGAGGCCGTTGACATTGGCTGG